CAACCGTAGGTGCAGACGAAGATGCTTGGGGTGGGTACCTAAATGCAAACTGGGACAAAACTGATGATTTGTTCGATGGAACAACGCCAGTTACAGGAATTGATATTAACAGTGGCGCAATAGATGGAACGCCGATTGGTGCTAATTCTGCAAGCACTGGTGCATTCACAACAATTGTAGGAACAACTTTAAATTTAAGTACTGGTTTGGCAGCAAATTTAAGTACAAACGGATATGATATTGTTACAACATCAAACGCCAACCTTGATCTAGCACCAAATGGCACTGGTAAAGTTGTTATCAGGGGAAATACAAATTCTGGGAAAATTGTTTTAAATTGTGAAAATAATTCGCATGGTGTTACACTAGCTAGCCCACCACATTCAGCAAGCGCAACTTATGAAGTAGCATTACCAAATGCATTAGGATTAACAAATGCAAGCGCGGTTGTTACTTCTGATGCGAATGGTGTGGTTGGGTTTGACAATGGAACGACTGAAGAAAGCACTGCAATTACTTCTAGCTCAAATGCAGCTACAATTAATTTACGTGATGGTAATGTCTTTACACATACACTTTCCGAAAATGTTACTTATACATTTAGCAATCCTGCGGCATCAGGAAGAGCATCTGCGTTTATTTTAAAAGTAACGCAAGATAGTACTGCAAGAACAATAACGTGGCCTACAAGTGTTGATTGGGCTGCTGCAACAGCGCCTACACTTACAGCGACAAATGCAGGTGTTGATGTGTTTGCCTTTCTGACAGTTGACGGTGGAACAACATACTACGGATTTACGTTAGGCCAAGCATTGGGATAGAAATATGACAGCTTCAAAAATAGTTTTAAGTGCAGCATCAGGTGTAGGTGGTGACCCAGTTCATATTGAAGATGTTTTTAGCGTAGATGCTTTTAAAGGGAACAGTTCAAATAGAACAATAACAACTGGTGTTGATATGAGTTCTGACGGAGGCGGTCTTGTCATTTTAAAAGACAGGACTTCCGCAAGTTCTTGGTGCTGGTCGGATACCGAAAGAGGCGCAAATAAACAACTTACATCACACGCAGGTGCTGCACAAACAACCCATACTGACAGAATAACAGGATTTACGTCAACAGGTTTTACACTTGGAAACAACAGCGATATAAATAATTCTGGAAACGAGTACTGTGCGTGGACCTTTAAAAAGGCTGAAAAATTTTTCGACTGCATTGCTTACACTGGAAACGGAGCTTCTAACAGAGCAATTCCGCATAATCTTAAAGATAATGTGGGAATGGTTATTGTCAAAAGAACTAATTCTAGTGAAAACTGGGCGGTTTGGCACAGAGTTTTCGGCACAAACGATGTAATATACATAGACCAAAACGCAAATAAAACCACTTCAAATGCACTGTTTGGCACTCAAGCTCCTGATAGCAGTAATGTTTATGTTGGGGATCACCCTGCTTCTAATGCAGGAGGCAGTGAATATGTAATGTATGTGTTTGCACACAATAACAACACAGGTGAGTTTGGAATTGATGGTGATTTAGATATAATTAAATGCGGCTCGTTTAGCGGAACAGGGAAAAAAACAATTGATCTTGGTTTTGAACCTGAATTTGTAATGATGAAAATTTACAGCGGTACAGACTCAGGTGCACGAGGAACGCATTGGATGGTTATGGACTCAAGGCGCGGAACGGCGCCAGAGTACGGTGATAGTGCGGGTAAAGCATCAAGATGGAATCTTTCGTCAGCAGAGCATGACGACCAGTATATTAATATATACGACAAAGGCTTTCAGTATGCAATGTCAAGCAATGCTGCTTCTATAATGTACATGGCTGTAAGAAAAGGTCCATCATCTGCTCCCGAACATGGTGATGAAAGCTTTGCAATGGACAGATGGGGAGGTGGGCCCCCTGCTTATTATGCTCCATTTGCTGTTGATATGTTTATGCATAGAGACACAACAGGCGGTGGTTCATGGGAAATAAACAATAAACTTTTTCAAGGAAAGAAACTTTTTACTAATCAAACAGCACACTTTGCAAACAGCGGCAATCAAGTAATGGATTTTCAATTTGGTTGTTGGGATAGTTCTGCAACTTTATCAAGTTATCAAGCATGGATGTGGCAAAACCGTCCTAAATTTTTTGAGAGTACTATATATTTAGGTGACGGAACCACTAACAGAACGCACACGCATAATTTGCAAGCAGAACCAAAAATGATATGGGTAAAAAGACTTTCAAACCAAGCTTCTACTCGAAACGGCGATGCATGGCATGTTTACCATGCAGGGGTAGATGCGAGTAACCCAGAAAACTATTATTTGGTTTTAGAAAGTGAAGATGCGCGAAACAGCGATAATGCAATTTGGCAACAAACAAAACCAACAGCAACGAATTGGTATACTGGAACAAGTGATGCTGTAGTTAACTTTGATGGACAGCCTTACTTCTTATGTCTTTTTGCCGAGTTAGATGGTGTTACCAAAGTTGGTAGTTATACAATGCCTTCAAGCGGAAGTCTTGATGTAGATTGTGGCTTTTCAAATGGCACAAGATTTTTAATTATTAAAAGTACAGCACAAAATGAATGGATGGTTTTTGACACCAGACGAGGAATTAACTCAGGAAATGATCCCTACATGCGTCTCAATAAAACCAATGCACAAACAGGTGGTAACGATTTAATAGACCCACTATCGTCTGGGTTTACTGTTACAACATCAGGTGCTTCATCCGTTGGTGCGGCAAACCAAACTTATGTTTTTTATGCGATTGCAGCTCAATAAATCAAACTCATTAGAAAGGATCAATCAAAATGGGTGAATACAGAGAACGAACCACAGGAGAAGTAAAAACACAAGGTGAGTGGAGAGCAGTATTTAAAAATATGTCTTTGCCGCAAACATGGGACAGCAACGTATGTGATGCTATGAATTTAGACCCAGTTTTGGCAGGCAGTCCTGCTACAACAACAGCTTACCAAGCAAGCGTTCGTGATGGTGTTGAACAAGACAGTAACGGAAACTGGATAGAAAAATATGTGGCACAAGATATGTTTGTTTCCGATAGTGACGGAACAAAAGAAGAAAAAGAAGCTGCATATCAAGCATCACTTGATGAACAAACAGCAGCAATGCACAGAGAAACTAGGAACCATTTGTTAGAAAATACAGATTTTCATGGTCTTTCAGATGTAACTATGTCTTCAGAAATGACAACTTATCGGCAAGCATTACGTGATTTACCAACTCACGAAAATTGGCCTAATTTAGAAACATCTGATTGGCCTACAAAGCCATAAAAAGGGGAATGTGTAAATGCCCCTGATCCCATTAAAAATACCAAAGGGACAATACAGAAACGGTACAGATCTTATGTCGCAAGGTCGGTGGCGTGATATTAATTTAGTTCGTTGGCATGAAGATGCTTTACGCCCAATCGGTGGATGGCGACAAAGACAATCAATTGATCTGCAAGGTATAGCAAGAAGAATTATTACTTGGGAAGATAATTCTGCCAACCGTTACATTGCAGCAGGTACAGATGCTCAGTTATATGCAATTAATGCTGGTGGAACCAGAATAACAATAACGCCTTCGTCATTTACACAAGGGCTTGTCAATGCTGGTATCAATTCTGGTCATGGTGGTGGATTATATGGACGAGAGCCATATGGTGTACCAAGGGTAGATGGTGACCAAATATTACCAGCAACAGTTTGGTCATTAGAAAACTGGGGAGAATATTTGTTAGCACTTTCACCGAATGACGGTGTGTTAAATGAATGGCAATTAAACTCATCAACAAGAGCGCAACCAGTATCAAATGCACCAGTTAATAATACTGGTTTTATGGTTACAGAAGAACGTTTTGTCGTTTGTTTTGGTGCTGGTGGTGATCCACGAAAAGTACAATGGTCAGATCAAGAAAATAATACAAGCTGGACACCAGCCGCAACAAATCAAGCTGGCGATATAAATATACAAACAAATGGAACTATTTTAAGAGGATTAAGAACGCGAGGTCAGTCTTTAATTTTAACAACAGAAGACGCCCATACTATGACTTATCAAGGGCCTCCGTTTGTATATGGCTTTGAAAGAGTTGGTACATCGTGTGGTCTTGTTGGTGCGGCAGCAGCCGTTTCTGTTGATAATGGCGTTTTTTGGATGGGTTCGCGTGGGTTTTTTAATTACTCAGGTGGTCGTGTACAAGAAATTGCATGTGAAGTAGGCGATTATGTTTTTTCCGATATGAATACTGACCAAAAAAGTAAAGTCAGTGCTGTAGTTAATTCTTCGTGGAACGAAATATGGTGGTTTTATCCAAGTAAAGATGCAACAGAATGTAATAGATATGTTGCTTATGACTATGCAGAAAATATTTGGATAACAGGTATAATGGATAGAACGGCTGGCGTGGATAAAGGCGTTTTTAGATTTCCATTATTTATAGCAAGTAACGGAAAAATTTATGAGCATGAAGTTGGTCACCTTTACGATTCTGCAACACCATTTGCTGAAACAGGCCCAATAGCACTTGGTAATGGTGATAATTTAATGAATGTGGTTGAGCTTATCCCTGATGAAAAAACACAGGGAGACGTTTCTGCAAAATTTAAAACACGTTTTTATCCAAATGCACCAGAAACAGAGCATGGTTCGTTTAGTATGAGCAACCCTACATCTGTAAGATTTCAAGGTCGGCAAGTCAGGATGCGCGTAGAAGGAAACACCAGTAGCGATTGGCGTGTTGGCATTATGCGCCTTGATGCTAGACAGGGAAGTAAACGATGAGAATGGTGCCGCCATATACGCCTGATTTACAAGCATGGGCAGAAAATATTAGAAAATTTCTAGGAAAAGCACTTAACCAACTTGATGCAAAAGACCAGTATTCTTCGGCGGCAGAAGATGGTGTTTTATTATGGGATAGGTCAAACAATTATGTGGTTGTTTCAGCATCAAATGCTTTTAAACAAGTTGCAACAAAACAGAGCACACCGCCTTCAAATGTTGGTACTGCTGGTGATGTTGCTGGTATGATAGCATGGGATACAAATTATATTTACATTTGTACTGGTTCGCATAACGGTTCGTCTGCAATTTGGAAGCGCGTTGCGTTAAGTTCTTGGTAATTCGTGTAGGGGTGTAAAGATTAATAAAATGTGGTATAGATGTAAAAAGATTACGGAGAAAAATAATGGGTGTATTTGATTTTTTATTTGGAACGCCTGATCAGACAGGTCAGCTTGATCCTGAAACAAAAAGGGCAAGAGATTTTTTGTTAAATCAAATGCTGCAACAATATTCTGCAGGTCCAATTAACGTACCAACATACCAAGCAATGGTACCTCAAGCGCGATATGCTGGTTCAAATGCATTACTTGGCTCTTTAGGTCTTGGCGAAATCAACGCGCCACAATTACCCACAACAACAATTGGCGGTATGCAAGTTGCTACAAGTTTGCCACTTCAGCAAGCTATGGAAAGCGAATTTGCAGAAAGAAACCCAGCACAGTATGATTTTTTAAGATCGTTTTATATGGACCCTGTAACTGGACAGCTTGGTACAAGATCATTTGGTTATACGCCACCAGAAGAACAAACCACACCAGAAGAAGATGCAGCCGATAGGCGTAGACGTAGACGGAGGCGCAGCAGAAGAAACAGAGAACGATTAGAGGAACAAAGACGTAATATGAACCCAGCCAATAGGAGCACTGGTGGGCTTATGTCGCAACTTGTTTCACGTTTACCAAACAGAGTTAATGCTAGAACCTTACAAGATGCATCGGGAGGTCCAGTAAATAGAACCAGCGGAGCAGTAACACGATCAAGGTTTCCTGTGGCTAGAGGATCAAGAACACCTACAAACCCAAGAGGAACTGGATTCGGTAGTATTTTTGGGAGGTTTTTTTAAATGATTGGTGGTCCAAATACACAAAATATTTTTGCAAAAGCTCAACAATTTCAAAACCAAGCTGGTGATACTTATTCTAGATTAGCTAATTTTTCACCAGAAGATATGGAAGCAGCAAGAATAGCACAAGCCCAACAAATGCAAAGCGTCGGTGCAGTTCAATCAGCACAAGCACCTAATCAAATACAAGTTGGTCAATTAGCAAATACAAATTTAAATCCGTATATGTCACCATACACGCAGCAAGTTATAGATGCTGGACAGGCAGACATTGAAAGGCAAAGACAAATTGCTTCAGAAAATTTAGCAGCACAAGCACAAAGGGCAGGTGCTTTTGGTGGTTCAAGGCAAGCTGTACAAGAAGGCATATTGGCTGGTGAAGCATTACGTCAAGCTGGAGCGTTGTCTGCACAACAAAGACAAAGAGCATTTGATACAGCATTGCAATCAGGTAGATTTGATATTGGTCAAACCCAAGCGGCACGTACGCTGTCATCTCAGCAACGATTTCAAGCAGAACAATTTGCACAACAAGCTCGCGAAGCTGCGGCAGCACGCGAACAAGCAGCACGATCTGGTAATATGCAAGCGGCAAACCAATTTGCATTGCAACAAGCACAACTTGAACAAGCAGCTAACCAAGCAAATTTTCAAGGGCAATTTCAAGCAGCTAACATTCAACAAGCGGCCGCTGGTGGTCTTGGTGGTCTTGGAAGTCAGATGTTTGGTCAAGGAATGCAAGGTTTAAGAGAACAAAGTCGCGCTGCAGCATCGGCACAAGCAGAGCAACAGGCATTGTTAGATGCAGCTAATCAACAAACACTGACAAACTTAGGCTATGGTGCTGATGCATTATCAACGGGAACTGGTATTTTAGGCCAACTTCCACAGGCAACAATGACAGAAGCAGGCAATCCTGGCTTATTTGATATTTTAGGTGCTGTTGGGAGCCTTCCATTTGGGTTTTAAATGTTTAATGATCGTGACTTACTTGCAAAAACATTACAAGCAGAAGCTGGCAACCAAGGACTTGGAGGTATGCTTGCGGTCGGCAATGTTATTTTCAACCGAATTGACCAAAGTAATTCTAACTTACAAGATGTTATTTTATCGCCTGGGCAATTTTCTGCATGGAATAAATTTACAAATTATGCAGGTGGTGAGCAAGGTCAAGATATGCTTAACCTTGAACCTAGTAAAAATGCTTATGCGGCTGCAGATGCTTTGTTATCAGGTAATTTTGTGGATATTACAGGAGGCGCAACGCATTACTACAATCCTGACATTTC